GGAATGCTCTCCACAGAAAAGGAAATCAGAGACGCACTGGATGATAAACAGGTGCGTGATATGACCAAATCCCAATTGGTGAAGGGTGCATTTAGAATGTTAACTCTCAAACTTGGCCAAGCGAATGTTCCACTCATTGTCACGAATCACACGTATGATGTCATCGGAGCTTATGTTCCAACTAAAGAAATGGGAGGAGGTTCGGGACTCAAGTACGCAGCGAGTACAATCATATATCTCGGAAAGAAAAAGGAAAAAGATGGAAAAGAAGTCATCGGAAACATTGTCAAAGCTAAGACGCATAAATCACGTTTAAGTAAAGAGAATAAGCAAGTAGAGATACGTTTGTATTATGATGAACGTGGTCTTGATAAGTACTATGGTCTTCTAGAATTAGGAGAGATAGGAGGACTGTGGAAGAATGTTGCTGGTCGTTATGAGATCAATGGTAAGAAAGTGTACGCAAAAGCAGTATACAAAAATCCAGAAGAATACTTTACTCCAGAAGTGATGCAAGCCCTTGACGAGATTGCACAGAAAGAGTATAGTTATGGGTAAGTTTATAAAGGTAATTAAAACTGGAATTGATGTAAGTAAAGTAACCGAACAACTTCGAAAGAATCCTGCTGATTGGAATCATCAGAAGAAAGAAGAAGGTGTTCGGTCTTTAGTTGATGAACATGGTTTTGATGATCTCCCTGTAAGTAACCTTCAACTCACTATAGGTGCTGTACAAAAGAAGGAAGATTTTGTAGGAGATTCAGAACTAAATGTTAATACTCCTGCATATAAACGTCATACTGAAATCCTTAAACTTATTAAAGAAGAGTTTGGGAATAAGGAAATCTATCGTTGTGGATTTCTTGCTTTGCCAGTTGATGAATATGTAGGAGCACATATTGATGAAGGTACTTACTATAAGACAAAGGATAGATATCATTTATCAATTGTTGGCGAGTACCAATATTTCACAGGATGTGATACTATAGTAGTCAAACCAGGAACTCTTTTTTGGTTTGATAATAAGCAACCTCATGGTGCAGTTAATACTGCGGATGAGACTAGAATTACATTTGTATTTGATGTTGCTCATTCTTCCACTAACCCACAGCATGGAATTGATTGATGGAGAACGTTGAGTTTCTAATTCTTAGAAACCTCTTACATAATGAAGAATATGTTCGCAAAGTAATTCCTTTTGTTAAAGCAGAATACTTTGAGGATACTAAACAGAAAGTTATCTTTGAGGAAATTTCTAAATTTGTTGGTGAATATAATCAACCAGCAACAAAGGAGATTTTATGTATTGAAATAGAAAAGAGAAATGATATTAATGACAGTTCATTTAAAGAGATTACTGATACAGTTGCAGCACTTGTAGATGATCCAGCAGATTTTGAATGGTTGGTAAATACTACAGAGAAATGGTGTCGTGATCGTGCTATTTACTTGGCACTATTAGAATCTATTTCACTTGCAGATGGTAAAGATGAAACACAAAACAGAGATGCCATTCCTACAATATTATCAGATGCTTTATCTGTATCATTTGACACTCATATTGGACACGACTATTTAAATGACTATGAAGAAAGGTATGAGTCGTACCACAGGAAGGAAGACAAGATCGAATTTGATCTCGAATACTTCAACAAAATTACGAAAGGTGGTCTACCGAATAAGACTCTCAACATTGCTCTTGCTGGCACAGGGGTTGGAAAGTCTTTATTTATGTGTCATGTGGCAAGCTCAACTTTGCTCCAGGGAAAGAACGTCCTCTACATCACTCTCGAAATGGCAGAGGAAAAGATTGCGGAGAGGATCGATGCTAATTTACTTAATGTCGCAATACAAGATATAACAGATCTTCCAAAGCAGATGTATGAGACCAAGGTTACAAACCTTGCACAGAAGACACAGGGAACATTAATTATTAAAGAGTATCCTACTGCATCTGCACATAGTGGACATTTCAAAGCATTACTTCAGGAACTGGCATTGAAAAAATCATTTAGACCTGATATAATATTCATAGACTATCTTAATATTTGTGCGTCATCAAGATATAGAGGAAACTCAACAGTCAATTCCTACTCATACATCAAAGCAATCGCAGAGGAACTACGGGGTCTCGCAGTTGAGGCGAACCTTCCGATTGTATCTGCCACTCAAACTACTCGTAGCGGGTTTGGTAGTTCTGATGTTGAGCTTACTGACACCTCTGAATCCTTTGGACTCCCTGCTACTGCTGACCTTATGTTTGCCCTTATTTCTACAGAAGACTTGGAAGGGTTGAATCAGATATTAGTTAAGCAACTTAAGAATAGATATAATGATCCTACTATCTTTAAGAGATTTGTTGTAGGTATTGATAGAGCAAAGATGAGATTGTATGATTGTGAGCAAAGTGCTCAAGAAGATATTATTGACAGTGGACAAGAAGACGAGTATAATGATAAAAAGGAAAAGAAAGCATTTACTGATTTTAAATTCTAATGACTGTAGACACTGAAAAATATCTTGACTTCGTTGCTGGAGTTACAAGTTTTCCTAGTTCTGATTTACCTGCATTACTTGCTCGTGCAACAGAACTAGATGTTGAAAATGATTGTGATGTTCCTAGGTTATTGACTGCTGCACTTGGATTAACTGCAGAGTCTGGTGAGTTTACTGAAGTAGTAAAGAAGATCTTACTTCAAGGTAAACCATATAATGAAGAGAATGTTTTCCATATGAAGAGGGAACTGGGTGACATCTGTTGGTATCTTGCTCAAGCATGTATGGCATTAGATACAACATTCGATGAAGTTATTGAGATGAATGTAGATAAATTAAAGGCAAGATATCCTGGTGGTGAGTTTGATGTTCATAAGTCAGAGAACAGGAAGGATGGAGATTTATAAATATATCTAGAATAAGTATTCAGGATAACCTCTCATGGGCTTAATGAAGGAACTCAATGACCTTAATGGCATCTATAAAGGAATGTATGATGTTGATGAGGCAATGGTCGTAACTAATGCAGACAAGAAAGGTAATACTCCTGCATATCAAGGATATAAGTCAGGGAAGAAAGGTAAGGACGGTAAACCTTTATACAAAGCTGCTGACCATCTAAAGGATGATGTTGAGATTGAAATTAGTCCTGAAGTAGAAAAGTTAATTGAGTCTGGTAAGTTTTCTGATGCAGAGATTGCAAAGATTGCTGATATTCAGGAAGCAGACATTGCTGATATTCTTGCACGTTTAGAGAAGAAGAGAATTAGTAAAGGTGGTAACCCAGACGATTCTCCTCTACCTGCTATGAAGAAGTATCACGCAGATAAGAAAAAGAAAGCGAAGAAGTAAATGAAATCTTTTGAGCAACTATCAGAAGATTTAGCAACACGCAGAGCAGAACTTAAACAAAGACAGCGAGAGCAAGGTGCAGCGTTTAAGGCGAAGGGTGTTGATAGGGCTGCTGCTGGAAAGGCAAAAGCAAAAGAGGTTTCTCAAAAGGCAGCAGATGATAGTCGAGCATCATTAGATAGAATAAAGCAAATGGCAGCACAGAAAAGAGCTGCTGAACAAGAAAGGAAAGCAAAGCAAAAAGAAAGAGATGATATCTCTGCAGAGATAGCAGCATCCCGTGAGCAGAAGCAGGATGAGGTAGAAGATAACAGACAGGAAAGAGAAGATGATATAAAGGCAAAAGAGAAAAAGAGAATGGAAAAGGAAAGGAAGAGGGAGGAACTTCAAAAAACACTTGACACTGTAGGTTAATTATGGCAGATTCCCCGAAATGGGCAGAAGCAGCACAGGCATTATTTTCTGCTGTACTTGATTATGAAGGTAAAACTTTTGACCCTAAACCCAGAAACTACGCAGCATTTAAAAAAGCGTATGGAAAACAGATGAAGGCTGTTGATAGACATGTCAAACATCCTGGAGTTTCTATTTCACAAATAGAACAGAACTTAACTAGAGATCAGGATTGGTATGATTCATCTATTAATATAGCAAATAAAATTTTTACTGAAACAAAGAATATAGCAAGAAAAACTCATAATAGAATTAAACCAGCAGGTATAGAGTTATTTTATTTGAGGGATGAGGGGAAGGGTAGTGTTATGGGTAGTATTGATACCATTTTTACTCATGTAAATAATACTGTAAAGCAAAAAAATAAAGATACGGGATCTAGTGATTTAACTTTTAGTAATCTTAATAAGTGGAGTCCTGCAGATATATACATTGCTTCAGTAGCAGGAAAAAAATTATTAGTAGATATTGCTTCTGGGAAACCACTTAAACAATCATATAAACTTGGAAAACTACAACTTACATCATTAAGTAATTTTGTGACCTTTGGTATTTTCAATGATCTTTTGAGAAGAATGATAACTAAAGGAGATTTAATTCCAATATCTCTTAAGAAAGCACCTCATAAGGTTGTAGTTAAAACAATTAATTTTATTCCTGGTGATGTTTCTAGAGCATTAGAAAAAAATGATGTTAGATATCATGGGTATATTTTTTCTAAAACAAATGATGTATATAATTCAAAAGATGTTTATATAAAAGTTACTAATTCACACTCTTTACAGTTTAGGGATAAAGGAGGAACTGGAGGAGGACTAGCACCCGTTCATTCTTATCAATGTATTATTACTGGAGGAAAGCAATCTCTTGATGGTAGTATGGCTGGTGATGGTATTGGTAGAGTTTTAGGTGTAACTATACCAGCAGCAGGTAGATTTTATAGCGGATCGCATATAAAAGAAGTAATTAGAGATTCAAAGAAGATTGCTGGTGAGATGTTTAAAGATATGGAAACTAATTCTGCTTATGATGATAATGGAAAGATTGCATTTGATCCTGATTATATGATGGATGAAAGTGTTCTTAATAATAAAATTTGTAATAATGTTTATAAGTGGGCAAAGGCATATACTACCCAATCATTTGGAACAAAGCAGGAGTTTTTTACTAACTTATATAAACATGATCAGTATGGTAGAGAAGGAACTGCAACAAAAGCAGGAGTTCAGAATGCAATACTTACACAGAGAGCTCTAGCACAATTTTTATTTGGAAAATATCTTGGTGGTAGATTGATAACTTTCTTTGAGACAGCAACTTCAGTTAAGAAAAATGAGATGGCAATTAATCTGGTTTTATATACTGGTTCAAGAACTAAACAATCTTCACCACACTTTAAAGCATCTGATCCCTCTTCATTCTAATTCGTCTAAATATATACATGAAAACATTTCTACGATTTATATCCGAAGCACCTGACTCTAATAAAGCAAAGGAGCAAGCACGGAAGTTAAACCTTAAGAGTGATGGCCACGGTGGGTGGTTGGACTCGAAGGGAGAATTTGTAGCAAAAACAGAAGGTGGGAAGTTAAGGTTTTATAATCAACGTCAAAGAGCAGGACAAGATCCACCACAACCTAAAGGTGTTAATACTCCAGTTGCTACTCAAGGAAGACCAGCAGCAGCACAAGCACCAGCAGCACAAAAACAAAAGTCAGCAGAACCAGAAGGAAGTGATCTTGATAAGACACTTGATACTTTAACTGTTGTATTTGGTAGGTTCAATCCTCCTACAGCAGGACACGAAAAATTATTACAGCAAGCAGAGAAAGTAGCAGCAGGTGGAGACCTTAAGATATATCCATCCAGAACAGTAGATAATAATAAGAATCCTCTTGATCCTGACATGAAGGTATCATATATGAGGAAGATGTTCCCAGATTTTGAGGAGCAAATTCAAAATGATGCAGAGATGAGATCAATCTTTAATGTATTAACAACAGCAGCAGAGGAAGGATATAGAGGTATTAATATAGTTGTAGGTGCAGATAGACTTGGAGAGTTTGAAAGTCTTGCAACAAAATATAACGGAGATTTATATAACTTCGATAAGATTAATACAGTATCTGCTGGTCCTCGTGATGATGATGCAGAAGGTTTAGAAGGTGTATCTTCATCCAAGCAAAGAAAGGCAGTGATGGATGATGACTATGATGCATTCAAGAGAGGACTTCCAAAAGGAATGGATGATGCTGATGGACAGGCATTGTTTGATGCAGTTCGTGTAGGAATGAATAAGAAAGATGATAAGAAGAAAAAAGATGTAGAAGAGGAGATTGATCTTTGGATGGTTGCTCCCAAGTTAGATCCGAGAGGGTTGCGTGAGAACTATTTCCGAAAAAACATCTTTAATATTGGTGATATGGTAGAGAGTTTGAATACTGGATTGATTGGTAAGATCATTCGTAGAGGAACTAACTATTTGATTAGTGTTACAGAAAATAATGTAATGTTTAAATCTTGGACACATGATCTAGCAGAGTATACAGAGAAGCATATGGAACGTAGGATGAGAGATAAGACACATCCTAATATGTTAGTTGGTACTGGTGGTGCTCGTAAAAATACTCAAGCAATGGTTCATGGACAAAAGAAAATTAATAATTTTAATATCAAAGAATTCATAAATAAGTATAAAATTAAGAAATAGTATGTCTAACGGTATTGCACATAATAATCTGAACGATATCTCCAAGATTTATTTGGAAACTATTTCGGATATTAATAAGAAAGAACAAGAGGATGATGTCAAGCGTTGGCAGCAGGAAGAATCTGAATGTGGGCAGAACACAAGACAACAATCACCTTTTAAAAAGAAAAAGGTAAAGGCATATAAAGAAGCATTTTCTAATTGGAGAACAGATCTTCGTGAGGTTACTAGTGATGCAGAAGCACAAGAGGTAGATGATCAACCAGAAATTAAAGAGAAGAAAGTAAAGAATAAAATTAAGATTAACCCAGAGTTTAAGGAAGCAGTTAAGCAGATGGGTGGTGAGTTATTAGAAGTAAAGGAAGTTGATTCTCCTGATGGTGAGGTTAAGGATGATAAGAAAAAGGAACAAGATGATGCAGCAGCAAAGAAAATAGCTGACAAGGAAAGAAAATTAAAAATGAGAATCTTACGTGTTAAGATGATGGCAACAAAGCAAGATGCTGGTGCTAGTATTGTTGCAGGATATGAACCAGACATAGAAGGTGCTGTTGAGTACTTTT